TATTCACCCTCTTCTGTATAACTTCTACCTATAACAGACCCTGTTTGGAAGAAAAGGTTTAATGCCTCTTGAGGTGTATATGTTGAACCGTTACCTAAATTTATAGAAGACAATCCATCAATATCTAAATACACTCCATCAGGAATCATCTTAGATACTATTTGTTGTAACTTCATGTGCGTCAACTGAATCTGATCAGCAAACGGAATCATTCTTTTTACTAGTGAGTCAATCTGACCTCTGTACATTTTTGGAGCACTTACAACGTAAGGAGCATACACCTTCTGTACTGCTGATTTTGGTCTCACCATGTTTTTCATCAATTCCCACTTGAGAATGTAGTGTGTGTTTAGAACAAGAACACCTTCGTACCATACGTCAATTTTTTTAGAAAGTTTTTCAAATTTAGCTTGGTCTGTTTTTGGTGAGGCAAACTGATCGTCTTTCTTTATAACCTTATCTCCTCCGTAAGCGGTTTTCTTTTTCTTGTATACGATGCTCTTGTCCGTTTTGTAACAGAAATATAATAATGTTACTGTACTTTTGTCAAAGTTATCTGTGTTAAATGTGTGTCTGATTCCAGGGTAAACATCTGCCTTAGAAGATAGCTTGGCAATTTCTTCCATTTGCTCCTTACTTAATGTAGGATCAATCTTTTTAAGCTCTGTAATGCTTACATTTTTAACTTCTCCAAAATAGTAGCAGTCCTCAAACTTAGGATCCTCAGTAGGACTCCATATAAGATTTTGTGGATCTACATACTCTAATTTGATTCCGTCATGTAAATTGAAACTATGTTTGACCGCAGATATGCCGAGAACAGTAGCGTCTGTATCTATTCTAGTTTTAAGGTGTTCGTAACTATTTGTCTTGAACACAGTCTCTATAGACTTTTCTTCTGCAATTTCAATATCGTCCTTGAACTCAGTTATCATATGTAACTCTAGTTCATCTTCTGTCTCTGGAAGATTTTCAGGATCGTTAGTAAACATTTTTGCACCAAGGATATCTTGCATTTCTAGATACTCCTCTCTGTTTTGCATTTCTGTTGCAATACGATTTTTGTAAATGGCTTTTTTGTTTGAAGATACAGGGTCAACTGCCTCTGCTCTTACATCGTACAACCTATCTGACATACCATTTACAACTATGTCAACAAATTTAGGGATGATTGGGATGGGAGTCCAATCGAGGTTCATATAAGATATGTCACCATTTACTGCAAGCTCGTCTTTGTATTTTTTTACAGACTGCTCACCCATAGCATATTGTCTTAGTCTGTGGTATCCATCTCTATTGTTGACAAACCTAGATGTGCCAGAGCTTTTTCTAAACCACTCTTCTTCTATAGCTCGCCCAACTCTTAGTCCAAACTCCTTTCCTGACTTCTTAGAATCAGTCACTAAAGGGTCAGGTATACCAACAGCCATACGGTGTTTAGTTCCGTTCATATTTAATCTCTTATTGTACTAAGTCGACCATTATTGTTGTACTTTGCAAAGGTAATGTTTATTTCGTTATTGTTTTTGGCAGGTTTAGCCACATACTTGTTGTTAGCCATGATTGCCAATCCTGAACTTACCGTTGCATCAAACTTAGTTCGTTTATTAATATCATAATTTGCCCAGTCCAATAAAGTCCTGTTAAAATACATCTTACCCATAGTATCCTCGGTTAGCCCTACATGCTCATTAATGTAAGACTCAATTGCCTCAGCGTGAATAGAAATTACAGAGCTAGAAGATGGTATACCTCCTAGTTCTTTTTCTGTTTTCGATAAGTCCATTCTATGTTTATCTGGTCTGGAAACAGAGAACGCTCTATAACCTCTACTTTTTAGGTAATATAATAACCTTGGCTTGTTATTCTCGACAAGTATAGGCATGCCATAGAATACAAGGCTCATTAACACGTTCTCATAGAAAATCTCGGCAGTTTGTGGTCTTGATATATATTCTAAGAAGAAAACGTCTGAGGGGGCTTCTAAATTCATTTTAGTAAGACCATGCAAAGAACCCTTAGATCCGCCTCCTCCAACTACTCCAGAGATATCATATGAGTCACATCCAAAAGAACCTATATGTTCGTTTCCTGGATAAAATAGTCCGTTCCTTTTTACTACGTTGTTTCTTAGCTTTTGATCAGGTATCCAGCTTATATGAAACGATCCGTTTCTGTCTGGTGTCCATACAACTTCAGTGTCCCTAACTCCACCCTTCCAAGAAAAGTTACCTTTTTGGATAACACGCTGCCCTTCTAGACTGTCATTGTAATCTATCTGTTCGTATATCCTAGTTAGGTTAAATAGACTATTTTGTGCCTCGTCTCTAAATGCGTGGCTTTCTGTTCTAGGAAACTGTCTGTAGAATTCGTTTAGTGCATCAGGATCATTCTTGAGTGAATCAACCTCGTTGTTCCAATAATCTAATACACCCTGGTATATATACTCATCATAAGCATCTAATATTGGAGTCTCTGGTGTATGGAATACAGGATGACCGTATGCATCTATAAAACCTTCCATATTCCATTCCATGGGAATAAACAAAGAATACATTCCACTCTTAGTCTGTCCATTAGAATTACGCTCTAATACATTAGAATCTTCGTAAAGCTTTTTAAAATTGTCACCACCCTTATCTCTTGCATTACAGGTAGATCCCATAAGACACTTACCTATAATCCTACGACCTAATCTTAGTGTAGTTTTAGTGACACGCCAGTTGTTGAGGATATTATCTGGACGTTCCCATTTTCCAGATTCATCGTGGACAAGGAGTCGTAATTTTTCACCATCGTAGGAGTTATCTCCAGTGTTCTTCCAGTCAATTGTTGTATCGAGTCCTGTAAGCGTTTCTTCATTTTCTGTGTCCGCAATAGATCTTCTGGTGAGCTTTGATGCAGGCACCCTATATGCCAGTTCTGTTTTTGGTCTATCCATACCATCTTGGATAGGCTTGAAGAAAAAAGGATAGTTCGTTGATATTGGAACGACCTTATCGGTGAACATTTTTTTTGCATCGGCTCCTGACTTAGATAAAATACCAAATCTGGCATCTGAAGTAATTGTAGCAAGGTTGACGATTTCTCCTGACGACATGAAACTGAATCCACTTCGTCTATTTTTGAGATAGCACATACCATAACATCTGTTGTCTGCTTTACAGGCTTCCCAGAAAATAAAGAATATTCTGTTTGATTCTCTGAACTCTGGCTTCCCAACATCGATTTTTGTCCACTGTAAGTACATGTAGTGAGTGCCAGTGATATAAGTAGGAAAACCATTATTTTTAAACCAATAACCATTCTCTCTTCTTTCAAACTCATCTTCAATGTAATCGACCCATGACTCTTTGAATGCATTTGGGTACTCATTCCACTGGAATATGGTCTTGATCTTTTGTAGTTCTTTTGGATACTCTGATGGTTCCCAATACTGTTTTGATTTGTCATCACTTCTTTGGTATACTTTTTTCGGCTGCAAAGGTAATGCTATTTTTAGATTTTGTATCTCTACTACCTCGCCAATTTTACCAGTTTTACTAATGACAATTACGTCATGCTCAGGGTTATAACCATACTTCCAAGCATTATCTTTATTTAATTTGTCTCTTACTTTTTGATCAATATGATCGACAAATCTTATAAGGTTAAGACTTTCGTCCTCTAGATTCTGCAAAGCTTTGGAATCCTGTATCTTTTCCTTTACTTTCTTTAGACTCTGTCTCGCCATTTAACTTCTCTCTTTCATTTTCTATCCGTTGCAATATTTCAAATGCATCGAATATCGCTAGTTTCTTTGTAGCTGCTGCATTTTTCAATCTGTCAGCTGCTAAGTCATCATCTGGATGTCCTGTTATAATACCCTCTTCTGCAACCTTAATAAGCTCCTCTACGGCTATTTCTCCAGCTGATATTACTCTTAGTATTGTTTCTCTTGTGTCAGCCATTTAAGTGTATAATTAAAGGTGTATCCTTCCCAGGTTGAATTTGTTGTCCAGTGATTTTCCATTAATCTAATTTAATACAAATATCTCTATTTCTCATGCGATATAGTTTTTCTTCGTCAATAACAAATTTGTATTCGCTATTCTTAGTAAAAGCTATTTTATCTCCTGGCTTAAGTGTCTTGTGGTTTATATACTTTATAATACCCACATGGTCCTCTTCTGTCTTGTCAGCCCTATAAAGCAATTCATCTTGCTTATAATCTACTGGCTTTATAAAACAATAGTCCATATATGTATTCCACTTATCATCTCTGTTATACATATATATCTTACTATCCTCTACCAGATACAACCCATCTCTAATATACTCATTGCTTTTTCTTTTGTTTCCTTTCATATCGTAGTATGTTCTGAAAACATTGTGATGAGTAACTACTAAATCCCCTTCTACAAGGTCTGAGTTATCTCTTGGACTAACAACAACACCTATACGGTTTACATAATCCACATCCTCGATAGATGTGTTTTGTATTAATGTTATGCCGTTTATTTCTTTTGTGTTGTTATACTCTTGTCCTAATGGTTTGATTAAAGTGCCATAGCGTGGCTTCATATATCTATATTATATTCGATTGTAACTGGTATATTTTTAAAGTCTTTCCACTTAGTGACTTCTTGATCTTTTTTTATCCAAACACTATAAGTTCCGTCCTTGTCTTGAGTTATTTCATATATACTATAACTTCCGTCCATAACAGAATTACCCACAAGATAATGCATTGCATCCTTATAGTTTCCTCCTATGGATATTTTTCTAATGTAACTCATTTATTAGAATCCAGGTAAAGTGTAATCAAAGGTCCAGGCAGCACATGCATATTGTGAATACTCAGCTGTAGACTGTGTAGTTACATTTGCACCTCCATTCATCACAAAAACTTGTACTGAATTTTCAAATCTAAGACCTGTAGTGCCTGGAAATAAACCAAGACCCCATGGGTTAATCAACTGAAATGATCCGCTATATGGTGAATAGTATATTCCATTATGACCATATCCTATTCCCCTACCCACATTATTTCTGTAAGTACCGTGATCATCATATGCACCCCAAGTGTTAATTGATGGAGCCCAACTTCCTGTTCCAGAGCCTTGTCTAATAGATCCCCAAACCAATCTCCCTCTATTTATTGTGGTTTGTGTGTCGTAATAAGTGTGTTGTGCTGTAAATTCATATTCTACGCCATCTACAATTATCTTTACTCCAGTCATTGGATCACCTATGGTCTGACCGTTTTGCCCTGGTCCCACAACCCAAGCTAAATATCCAGAAGAACCTGTTACATTAGCAACTTCAACCCAATTACCCATATCAGCATCTTGTAACTTTACTATGTTACCTCTTCTTCTTTGATCAAAAAAAGATTGATTTGAATTTGGTACGCTTGTGTTCACAACACCTGTGCTCCATGATGGCGAAGGTCCATCAATGTCCCCTCCGTTAATAACAAGGTCATTGTTGGTGTCGGTATTCATGTAAGCATGCATAGCATCCCAAAAATATATCTCATCCGCTCTTCTCCATGTATTTTCAGCAGTTTTAATACCTGGGTACCTACAATATACTGCTGGGAATTGTCTTGGATCTGTTAAAAAGTCAGACTGTCCTGAAGCTACTGCATCTCCAAAAAATTGTGAAAGTGTTGCCATAGTTTATAATATTTTAAAATCCTGGAATAGTGTAATCAAAGTTCCAATATGCTCCTGCATAATCAGCGTAATTTGTTGTCGACTGTGTTGTAGGTCCACCGTGGTTTTTAACGTAAATCTGAAAAGAGTTTTCAAAACGCAATCCTTTGTATGTTTTACCAGCTCCGTATGGATGTGGCATAAAACAATCAGCTCCTATTTGATAGGCTATATTGTTGTGTCCATACCAAAAACCAGGATTATAATCATATCGTTGGTTACCCATTGTCCAATAACCCCACCAACTGTCGTGTCTTTCTCCGTTTGATGTTCCTGATCCACTTACACAACCCATAGTTAGTCTTTGATACTCTACAGTTTGACTGTTATTCCAAGTAGCATGCTGTGCTTCAAAAACATATTCTACACCATCTAAAATAACTTTAATATCGGTAAAAGAGTCAGAACCAACATACCCATGCTGTCCTGGTCCGATAATACTTGATATAAATCCAGATTTCCCACTTACATTAGCAAGCTCAACAAAGTTTCCTAAATCAGCATCTGTTAGTCGTATCTGGTTACCCCACTTCAGTGTCGGATCTGCAAGCTTTGTAGGATCCATATTAGTTGGTAAAGTCATAGTTGTGCCAAGTGGGAATGCAATATCTGTCGATGTAGTGTCTCTATTACAATAGAACAGGTTATAGTCCCAAAAATTACTTTGCCCAGTGTGGTAAGAAGTTTGTCTCCTAACTTTTGTATAGGGAAGTCTAAAGACAACCCAATCCATTTTTCTAGGGTCCGTTATGTGTTCTGATTGTCCTGATGCTATTGCGTCTCCAAAAAATTGTGAAAGTGTTGCCATGTTTTTATTAGTTTTGTCCGATTATTACCCAACCTTTTACTGCTCCTGTAAACACCATCTCAAATGAACTGTATTGGTTATCTAGGATTAAGTCTGAAGTTGACCCTAAAATAACCTCTCCATTTCTAGCTACCACACAAGTTTGCACTTGAGATAAGTTAGAAATCTTTACGCTATCCCCAACGGCAGGTGAAGCAGGTAGCGTTAGAGTTAGGTTAGCTGTAAGAACATATAGTCCTCCAGCAACTGCAGTTGTATTAGCACCAATTACACTAACTGCATACTTAGTATCGTTAATGTCTAGTGTAACATTTCCTGTTCTACCGTTAACCTGTGTTACGTCATTTGCGTCATCATTTTGCAGGTTTACAATATCAGAATACACTTCAATAAAGTTGTCGTTAACTTTATCAAAGGCATCTCTAATGTTGTCTCCAGTAGTTAGGTCACCTGCTATCCCTAAATCAATGTCCTGTTTTGCCATTTTTCTATTTGTTTATTATTATGTACAGTTTGTATTATCGTAAATTAAGTTGTTTCGTCCTCCCATATATCCGTGGTACCAGCACTCATAACTAATTAAACCAAAGTCTCCGTTAACAGTAACAGTAACGTCTCCGTAGTAATAAGGATAACTGTTTCCATCTAGTCCTAGTTTAGTTCCTTGGCTGTATTGTCCAGAATATGAAATGTTTGTTGTTTTTCCAAAGTTATGGAATGCAATCGGATGTGATGCACTTACATTCTTAAATATATATGTTCCAGTTGTCATACCATATACACCACTAACTCCATTAAACACATAGACACCTCCAGTATATGCTACAGTGTTTCCTGTAGAACCACTAACCAAACAATTATCTGATTCAGAAATCACCCCTAATGTTGTACTAGTTGTTGTAGGTTGTGCAGTAGTAATTGTTGTAGTAGGTTCAGCAAGAATACTATTTGATAACAATGTAGTTGTTGTTGTGGGTCTTATTGTTGTGCTTGTTGTTGGTATATTAGACACAGGACATACACTAGAATAAATGAGTCTGTTTTCTCCCCCAGAATAGTTAAACGTACTTGTCTCGTAGCTAATAATTCCAAAGTCACCATTTACATTGACAGTTATATCACCATAGTAAAACGAATACTGATGACCGTCTGCTGCTGTGTGTGTGATGCTTTTCATTGGCTCACCAGTATAAGATATTGATGACCACTTGCCATAATTTAAAATAGCCATTGGAGCTGACTGAGGGACATTTTTAAATATATATGTTCCCTGATTCATTCCCTGTTTTACATTTGATTGATATTCTCCATCAAATAAAACGTTTGTACCATCATGCGTAATTACAGGCTGAGAATTCATACACTTAGTGTATGTCAATCCTGGATCTGTTGTTGTGCTTGTTGTTGGAGCTGCTGTTGTTGTTGGAGTTGTTGCTTCTACTATGTCCCAGCTGAAAGCATTGTTTGCTGCATTGTAGGTTACAATATCATAAGGAACTATGTTTACTGTTTGGAAAGGAGCGTCAACTACGACAACAATTTCTCCATGATAAAAATAGTATGGAATTCCATCAATTCCTTTTGTGCTTCTCTTGTAAAAATCACCGCTATAACTTATGTTAGAATGCTGAGGTCCAAAATAAGGTGAACTTGTTGCTCCTTCAAAAGCGATTGCGACACCCTCACCATCTGTATCTACTGGTGCATTAAATACGTACGTACCAGCTCTTAATACAGCTCTAAATCCTGCAGCATTTAAATCTGCAAATGTTCCAGATTGACCTTGTAATTTTAAATCAGTACCAGTTGGTCCATCAAGAACAATGTCATACTCTGTAGGAGTTAATGGTATAGGTGTAGTATAATTTTGATCCCCTAAATTAATAGTCGTACTTGTGGTTGTTGTTTGAGGATCAAATACATGAGAATATACAGGAGTTGTAGTAGTAGTTGGCGTTACTAATGTTGGGATTGTAGTTAAATCCGTTTGTTCTAACGCTTCGTTTCCTACACAGTCAAAGTTTCTTACAGAAGATGAATATATGCTAGTATCACTGACTTTATTTGTTATATCTGAAGCAGTGCTCCCATCAGCAGTCAAATAATCTTGATGCACTAATATTTTCTCCATGCCAAGATATCCTTGCTTAGTAGGAGTTTTGTAGTAATATAAACTTACTGTTTCAAAATTACCTTTTACATTTATAGTGACATCTCCATAAAAGAAATCGTATACATAGTCAGCATCTGTTCCTCTTACCTTAATTTGATGTTTCTTTGTTGGTAATCCTGTATAAGTTACTTCATTAAACTTGCCGTAGTTTAGTACAGCTATAGGATATTGCTCTGGTACGTTTAATATCTTGTATTGTCCATTTGTTACAACATAGTTTGTGTTTTCATAATAGTCTTTGTCATTAAAGACCATTTTAAGACCATTGTATTCAACAACTCTTGCTTCTGTTGTGTCAATTAAGCATTCAAGTTCCGTCAGTCCTTCTGGTAAATTTGTAGGTGCTGCTGTTGTTGTAGAGGTTGTTGTTGTGGGCTCACCAGAAGCTGCTATACTAGCATCATAAGACGTAATTACAAAATTTGTTCCTGGAACATTTCCATAAAAACCTCTTTCGTCAGCTCCTTTTACATTAAAAATATATGTGACATCAAAAAGTTGCTCATCCCAAACAACGCCATTTATACTAGTAGCATAACCTCCGTTTATTGGAACTATATAGACTCCATTGGCATAACTAACCTGCATATAATCATTTGTTTCGTAATTATACCAGTAAGTAACCTTAGCTCCAGAAGCATCTACATCTCTAGAACTCCATGTCCACAATACATCGTTGTCATGTGTGAGGTCAAGTCTTGTAATCCCCATTTGACCACTAACTCCAAACGTAATAAAGAAGTATCCGTTATTAAATGTTATACCTCTAGTACTTCTGTTGGCAGATCCATCATGGGCATAAAACCAATCGTTTTGATCTGTTACACGATAAGGAAACTCCCCTTGTTTATTCATGTGCTTCCAGTTGTAATTTACGTCATGCCATATCATGTATGGGTAGTCGTCATCTTCTGGAGCTTTACCATAAACAGATATTTGATTTGGGTTAGGAACTGTTTTAGGAGAATATGCAGTAGCACCTTCTTCCATTTGTAAATAAGAAAGCTGCCAATTATTACTTGAAGTATAGTCGTAAAACCATATTTTGTCATCCCAACTTGAAAGTGTTCTCATGTATGTGTTACCTACAACATGTTGTACATCAAACCACTCAACAAAATCTTTCGTCCATTTTATTTTAGCAGTATTTCTCCGTGATATGAAAAACCATGCTCTGTTTAATTTATCATAACCAACTATGTCTCCATGATGTTGTTCGTATGCAAGATTAAACGTATTGCCTGTACTGTCATTTGGCACAATTATTTTCTGCCAGTTATACATGTCCTCAGATATGTACATAATATTTGTTCCCCCTTCTAGGTATACGTACTTATCCCCATGTTTTTTCATGTAACGCTGAAGTCCTGTAGAAAATACCCCAGGAGCTACACCCTGTTGATTAAATCTAAGAGAAGCTCTTAAAGCCTTAAAGACCTGTTCGTTTTGATATATTTTTATCTGTGAGGTTGGGTTCTTCCCAAAAGCATTAAGTCCATTTGGAGAGTTCAATAAAGCATCTATAGCGTCTTCATTACCTAATATTAAATCAACTGCATGTGAATTATCAGCTATATCATAAGAGGTTTTTGGATTATTTATAATTGTACCAAATCCAATATGTCCTGAAACTGTGCCAAGAAAGTCAGAAAAATCCTGAGCATCATGGTTTTCGTCAGTTATAAAAATAAAGCAATTTGCTTCTAACTTAGAATTTTCTTCTCTCGTAACGTTTGAGGCAATCATATTATATGCCTCGGTTCCGATACCAATAAGCTCATCGTACCTGTCGTGAGCTTTCATTTGGTCTAAAAGGTTGGGATAAGATATAACCTCTTCAAATGCTAATCTAAATAAAGAGGACTGTTTGATTTGACTGTCAAGCTGCCCTTGAGTGATATCTGCACTAAAGAAAATGTCATATATGAATATAGCCTTATCGGATAGACTGCCTGCCATGCTTATTTATTTTATTATGTTTCTACTACTCAGCAGGTGCCTCTGTAGTAGTTGTTGTTGTTTCTTCTGCTTCTGCCAATGCATCTGTCAATTCTCTGTGTGACGTGATAATAGATTCAACAGAAACAATTCCTAATGCAACATATTTTGTAATGTCATCAAAAAGGGACAGTATCAAACATGTATCATCAAGAACAACAGTATCATCAATTCCAACTCCGCTCCAATAGTCTTGTATTTCTTGTGATGCTGTTGACAATGCCTCATCCAACTTAAAGCCTAAATTTGCAACTATTTCAAACTTTTGTAACTTAGACTGAGATCCATGAATAGAAATGTACATGTCAAGCGTTGTTTCTTCAGCAGCCTCTCCGTCTTTTTTTGTTTGTCCAACAGAGACAGATGTGTTGTTGGCAACTATTTCTGAATAAACGCTTTCGGAAAGAACCTCAAAAGCAGGACTGCTGTCAGGTATAATCTTCAGGACTAAGTCTTTATCTTTATATAGTAATTTCATTTTTCTAGCTTATTAAGTTAAGGTTTCTATCATATTCTGACTTTCTAGTTCCATCAGTATTATAGTACTGTGTTAAGTAATTATAAGGCTGGTAGATTGGATAAATCATAGAATTTCTATGTCTATCTAGATTATTTTGTTGTGGTACTCCATACTGATAAGGATATTCAGCATGCTGAGTGCCTTTAAAAAACTGATCACTAACATCGGTTCCATCTGCAAAATTTTCAAACATGTATTCCATAGATAAACGATATTTATAATTTGTATCATTCTGATACCCAACATAGAACTCATCATGTTTTACTGGTACCACAAATACTCCAGCACCTGTGTTATGAACTTCAAACTGAAGTACAGCTCCATCAGCTACTCTAATAAAAACACCATTTATACCACCACCATAATAATAATCATGTGTAAACATAGCAACGTATCTTCCGTCATTTGTCACACGATGCGTTGGTCCATAATAATCGTAGTCTTGATAGCAAGTCTGCAATGTTCTATTCCACTGCGTATCATACTGATAGTCGTCATTTGCAGAATTTTTAATAGCTCTTACTATTCTGAATCTATTAGCAGAGTGCGTATACTGCCAGCCCATAACCACTGTATCGTTGTCACATAAAACTACTTGACCAATATGATCGTCATAAGAGTCTGTTCTACTAATTGAAGTTACCGCATCAGCAGCAGCTCTCATATCCACTTGACTGTCTATCTCTACAGTCATTTTATTATTTGAAATAGGATCATAATCTTTTTGCCCTATACTTTGTTTTCCAAGTGCAATATTTCTGAGATTAAAACTTGAATCAACGCTCATTAATTTTAGCTGTTTTTCATATGGAGAAGAAGAGTTTACGTCAACATACAAAAACTTGTTAGTGTTTGCGTTGTAAGAGAGATTCCCCATCCCAGTATTTCTAAAGCTATTAAATCTTAATCTTTCGTGTCTTGTCCAATCTCCTGTATAACCCTTGCCCCATCTAAAGTCTATTTTACTTTTCTCTGTAGACTGTGTTCCATCTGAAAATGGTGAGTTCCCTGAATCTGTTTCAAAATCAGATCTATTCATGTAATCGTATTGTGCATCCGCAATCTTTCTTGAAGAAGATAAATACACTTGATTATTCGCCCAAGGTCTAGTAATAGTCCAATCCTTATGCGTGGTTCCAACTATAGTTCCGTATCCCATAGAAGAGGATCTCCTGCTGTTATTTCCAGTCGTGTTCGTTGTATAAACAAACCCTTCACTTAAACCTCTCCAGGCTTCACCCATATGCATATATCTACCCTGACCATAAGGACCAAGTTGAGTGGTTCCATTTATTCTCTGACCAGAATTTGAACTAGGGCTATCAGATAAATAGTCAAATATATAAGAATGACTTGAAGTCAATGCATGGTATCCATAATGTACTCTATATTTATGCAATAAATATGCAGTAGCAGCAGCAGTATCGTCTGTTGAGGTAGCAACAATACCTATTTGATCCATGATTTCATTAAATGAATTTCTTACAGAGAAAAATCCGTTTACACCACTTAATCTATGCCAAACCAAATAGGCTGGTGCGTTCCAAGGATGAATAGTGTCAAATTCTTTATGTTCTACATATCCTTTCCAGATTCTTGGTAAGTCATGTACACCGTCCCAGTGAGGAGCGTTTTGACCAACCCCTGCTCCTGATGTATATCCAGATTGACCACCAGAAGGTGTGTATTCATGAATACTCCATTTTTGAGATTCCTCAATACTTGTTTTGCTAGGCAGAGAATCTATTGTGCTTGTTATTTCAGCATCTGTAGCAACTAAAGTGTCTTTAGCGATATTGATGGCACTAACCGCATTTGTAGCAGACGTGTCTATGTTTGTTGCTGTTTGTGAGAACGTGTCTAGGGCGTTCTGAGCATCCTCTTGAAATTGTGCATTAGCGGAATCAATTGCATCAACTGCGGATTGAGACAGTCCAATTACGACTGATTGAAAATCATTTCCTGTTTGTAGTTGATTAAGACCTTTGGTATAAAGAACAACCTGTTCAGCGGTAGCTGTTCCATCGGTTATCTTTTGTGCAATGTCGTCAACTAGACTTTGACTTAAAGTTATAGAATTTGCCATCTTTTATTTTTTTACAAATTTACTAAATATTATGATAGGTTTAATGCATAGTACACGTCCTCAAGACCAACCATGCCATATAGTGCGATGTCTCCTCCACCGCCTCCTCCTCCAGCTCCATTGATCCATTGTTGTGCAGTTGCATCGTAAACTAAAGCTTGACCTTCTTCTGGTCCTGTTACATTTACATCAGATAAATCATTTAATCCTGCTCCTGCATCGACACCTCCAGAGAAAGTAGCTGATAAGTTTCTAAATAGTCCTGCCTGATAAATGTGAGCGTCATCAGCTACAGTTAAGTCTGTAGTTTCTTTTTTCACAAGTATTGTTGCAACATGAATTGCTTGCTGTGCGGTGTTGTCAGCTTCTTTAAAATCCTCTAAGAAAATACTTCTTTCCCCAACATCTTTGTTATCGTAATAATCTCTTCCGTAATATACTACTAGTATATCAGGAGTTGATGGGAAGTAATAAATTCTTTGTATAGAAAACTTGTTGTTTGGCATGTTTGCAGGCGTACCTGATCCATTGTCAAACTTTGTGGGATCAATAGTAGTGTAACCTTGACCAGTTGGTCCGTCATCTTTTATAAATCCTCCTGAACTATCTTGGTAATATCTATGAATTACACATTGGGTTTTTGCTCCGTCTATAATGTCGGAAGGTGAATTTGGATTTGCAGAATAGTTTCTGCCTAAAGCAAACGCCTTACCAGATGATCTGTCTAGTGACAAGTTATTTCCATTCGCAGATATAGCATGTCCTTCTCTTTTTAGAGGTCCGAAGAATCTGATAAACTCATTAAACTGAGTTGTACTTCCATACGCAGTTATTGGGAATGTTCGTGCAAATCTTCCAGCTCCATCGGAATGTATTACAGAACCAATAGTTATTGCGTTTCTGTATTGTGCGTCTGTAAAAGGTGTTGCTTGTTGTTGAACTGTACCAGTATCATCAATGTATATCCAACTGTTTAACTGTTCTGTATTTCCAGAAGCTAAATTAGATATTGTTATTGTTTGTGTGTCCCAGTCTATATATTTAATTTCTGGATGTGGAACTGTAGATGATGTTTTATTAAGTTGATTGACAATACCTCTACCTGCTTGAATTGTAAACTGAGTTGTATCTGTTGCGATAGATAGATCACCTCCAACTAATATACCAGTAGATATTTCTTCCGTAAGCGTGTCTACGGATAGTGTATGGTTGTGATATCTAAATTCTAATATGTCATGACTATCTTTCTGGCTTACGTAAATACCATTAGATATGTTTGGTTCAGAAGTCTGTGTTCCTGTAAATTTAATAATGTCATTAACAGAAACATCTCCACCAATAATAGCACTCCCTTCTGTTTCTATGTCTCCAGTAGATACATTTACACTAGCACTACCTTGACCAACATTTAATTCTGTTCCATCAAAAGTAAGGTTAGCGTCACCTTCTAATTCCCCAGCTGGACCTGAAACAACTAACTGATTATCTACAAGGTCTTCTACATTTGCTGAAGCTAAAGTAGCTTGACCGTCTACGTCTAAATCTCCTGAGATATCTTGACTACCCCCTAAGTCTAATAGAGTTCCGTTGAATGTTAAGTTAGCATCATCCTCTATTTCACCAGCGGTTCCTGCTAATACAATTCTATTGTTGGTTAAGTCAGATACCCTTAAAGATGCTATTGTTCCTTGTGTACCAACATCTAAGTTTCCTGATATAGTCACCGAACCTGTGACTCCTAATGTTGTGCCGTCAAATGTTAAGTTAGCACTATCCTCAACTAAACCAGACGTACCTGCTAAAAGAACTCTTTGATCAGTTAAGGTTGATATTCTTGTTGTGCCTAAGTCTGTTTCTCCTGTAACATCTAAATTTCTACCTACATTTAAATCTAATACAATGCTTACGCTGTCAGTAAGACTTACTTGAAAGGATCTTGAAGTTGCAAGTGTCTGTGCTGTATCTGGACTTACATTAACTTGACTAGTAGTTCCATGTACTCTTATTGTTTGAGTCTTTTCAACTAACTCATCCTCTAACCTTGTTCTTTCTCCATCTGTAATAATATAACCAGAACCACTAGAGTTTATATCTGACAGTTCAGTAGCATTATGTAACGAAAGATCAGTTACGTCTGTAGGTTTATTTTGTATAAAAGAATCATTAGTAGATATTCCTTGATTCCAATCTGCTTGCACATTAACCTCAGCATTGTCTTCAATACCCTCTAATTTAGTTTTGAAGGAGGTTGTAAAATCTTCTGTAGAAAGTTGTTTCCCAACTATTTTGTCTACCTTACTATCTAATGCTGACTGTAGTCCAGCAATATTGCTAATACCTAAGCTTTGTAATTCATCTCGATTAGCCTTGATATAATCAACTACTTCTTGTAATTCATCTAAACTAATATCATCACTAGCTAATAGCGTATTGATATTGTCTATGTATCCTTTTAATATTCTACCTTGATTAGCAGATAGAGGCACATCAGTTCCACTCCCAGTCACATCGTCTACAACATCTGAGTGTCTTACAGCATTTGTGTGTACTTCGTTATAGTTTGTTCTTTCTGTGTCTGATATAATGATACCAGAACCTGCATTTGTAACATCCCCAAACTCTGTAATAGAATCGTCACTAAAGTCTCTGTCTGTAATAGACTGATAGTTAGAAACAAAATACCTTGCGTTTGGAGTAAACTGTCCAACTCCACTATTAAAGAGTACGTTTATTTTCTTATAGTAAGTATCATATTCTTCAATACCACTTACCTGAAAAATACCAAAATTTCCTAAGTTACCTTGCTGATTTATTTTTATGAATCCATCTAAAAAGGCATCAATGTATGCATCTAAGCTATCTCCTGTAGCATGTTTTTTAGATAAGTAAATAGTGGTTACATTCTGAAAGTCAGTTACATTCGCACTGCCTCCAGATACACTTATAATTCCTTGTGTTGATGACGAAGACTCGTATTGTGTGAACTCATAAATTACTCCATCAAACTGATCAATAAACGCATTGTCATTAATCAGGTTAATGATGCTTTCGACACTAAAGTTTTTAGTTTGCCCTGTAGCTGAATCCGTTCCAATCCACTTGTCCGAAGTACTGGGAGTGTTATCGAGTCCGTATGTGGATATCCTTGCCATTTATAAAATCTTTGTTATATGCAAAGGTACGAATAAAAAGAAAGGACTATCTACCCTGTCCCCTGTAGCTCTTGGCGTAATTCTTAGAAGACTTACATTTTGAAGTCTTTGTTTTTGCGTGGACACCAGGTCTTTTTATTCTTGGTTTTTTATAATGCCCTGTTAGAATTGATTTTGCCATTACTTTGTTTTATCTTTTAACTTTTCAAAAGTTCTAAGACCTCCTAACCCTAGCATGCCCATCAAAACAGTAAACAATGGTTCAGTGTCTAGTTCTGGGAAATCCACTTCTGGATATATTGTTCTGATTATAGGAAATGCAACAAAGTGATATGCAAATGCCAACGAGCAAACCCAGCCGACACTCGGTCTCCAACCAGCCACAAACATACTTCTATGTTGAGCTTCTACTTCGTTTATTTTTGTCTGAAGTTCTAATATCTGATTAGGGTCAAGCTCCTTACCTTTTATAGCTTGCCTCAGTTCCATTGCTAAACCTCCGATAGCCGTTCTACCTCCGCTTCCTTTTGTAAGTAATGATAACAGTGTTTTAATCATTTTATTTCCTATTAAGCTTGATTATCGTGTATAACAAGCAATTTATTTCTTGTCTTTACATTTACAGCTTGGATTGTTCTTATCATCATAATCCATTGCAGCCTTTAAGATGATTTTATCCATCATGGTGTCTTGGTTTGACAATATCTCTTTTTGTAAATTTATAACCATTGACTCTAAATGATCTTTAGATTCAACTAGCATTTCTATAGTGTGATCTCTTTTTTGAACGTCAGCTTTCAATGCATTAATATCGTCTGGCTTAGTACCGCTTATAGCACTTATAAGAACAGGAATAGAAGCTGCTATAGATCCAATTAACATTAGTACAATCTCTTTGTTTGATTCTAGCACAGGATACTGTACAAACGTTATTATAATTCCAATTATAAATACAAAAATAAAAAGGCTACCAATGTAGCTTCTTAACTCTCTGGCAACGCCATTTTTAGGAAGTGTCATAGTAAGTGTTTTTTGAGGTTTATATTATTGAGTAGGTTGTTTTTCCGTTTACTTTTTCAGCTTTCATGGCTCTAAGTCTATTTTGGTCTTGCGACACATAACTCACATGGACCCATGCAGGATTGTTATCGTCACCAAATTCCCAGATAAGTTGATCAAAGCTTAAATTTTCTTTGATGTACTGAAACATTTCTGCATTGGTTTTATGACCAAAGGTATCGTCTAGGTCAATCGCTCTACCCTGGCAATGCTGTGAACTAGAAGAACCACCAATAGCGGTGTTTAATTCCTCACATCTGTAAAAGCTGTTTATTTTTATAGGTCCTCCAACCCATTCCCTGAGAGGTTCGAATATCTTATCAGCAACTATCTCCATGTTTTGTTTATGATAACGTCCAGGAGTATTATCTATGCCTCTTCTAAGAGCGGTGTTAGATCTAATTCCTTCTTCATAAGATATGTGTTTAGAGATCCTTTCCATCTATCATCTTTTCTTACTCTTCTGAATCCACTCAAGGTCTTTCATGAAGTCTCTCATCTCTAGCTTCATAGCTTTAACCTCATCTTCTAATGCTCTTTGGTTTTTCCAAGTATATTCTTTTTGGTTGTATTTTAGTTTAGAAACTTCTTCTTCTAGCAATGTTATCCTATTATTTAATGTATAATAAGATCCTATTACTGAAGCAAATAAACTTGCTATCATAATAATTTGTGGAAGACTAATAGAAATGTCTGCCTTACCGTCTCCATTAATATCTATACTACTCATTCCTTTTTGTTTTTAAGTTTCTCTCCTATTTGTATTATTGTATACACTAGGGTAGCAGTTAAAACTAGAGTAGATAAAAGTGGATTTAATTCAGCAATAAAACTACCGCTTAATGCAGTTATACTTATTCCGTATATCTTCAAATCTTCCATTATTTATTATGTGAACCATCACAATACCCAAGGGTACTACTTGTGTTTCCACATGTGCATTTAGGCTTTTCCATGATTATTATTTTTTTTTGGTTTACGACCTGGTCTTGTTTTCCCTGTAGCAGCTTTAGGAATGTCACCTATTTGATTACCAACTTCTTTGATGGCTTTTCCAACATCCTTTAGCTCTTCACCAACTCTATCAACCCTGATAGAAACATCTTCTTTTAGGTCATTAAACTTTTCCTCCAAGATGTCTGGGATCATGTTATTGTTATCGTCTTTAGTTAAACCTTTTTTGGTCAACCAAATAGCAGATACGTTAACGATGATTAGCAGTATGATTACTGCAAATAAAATATATGTAATTTCCATAGTCACTCTTTTTTCGATTTAAATTATCCTTTCTTTTTTGGGACACAGTTAGGTACTTTTTTTCCGTTCTTTGTTTTCATCCCTATAGCTTCATATCCTTTCCAACAAGGGTTTTTCATTTTCTTTCTTGCCATAACTAATATTTTCCTTTTTTACTTTTAGGAGATGATTTGGTGGACCCTCCTTTTCCAGCCCATAAATTTTTACAAGCCCAGTATCTCGCTGTAAGCTTGTTAGTTGCTGTACTGCATTTGTGTCTAGCCTTAAAAGACTTTCTAGCAGCAGCAGAATAGTTATGTCCATAACCACTAGCACCAAAGTGTATGATCTTCTCTTGACCTCCTGAACAAGCCTTTACCATTTTCTTCTTACCTGCACTAGTGCTTTTTCTAGGTTTATTGCAAGGCATTGATGATTTGTCAGCTCTTTTTGCCATAAGGAAATAATTCGTTTAAAGTCTTTCTACGTCTGTTACACCCACAAGGCTTGTTAAATGCTTTTGAGCCTGCATCTACAATAGCTTTTATTCCAGTGGCTTTTGTCACTGCATGTACCGTATCCCCAAGACCTTTGTGTTTCATCCTCTTTTTCTTTTCTTTACGACTTCCACATCATTAACGACTGGTTTTCTAGTTCTTCTAATAGTTCCAAAAGGTCCTTCACTAGTTCCCAAGTCTTTTTTCTTTTTGTTATAAGGTCCCATTTTACCGTAGTCTTTATGACCTACTGGCTTATAATAATTGTCTGGCATAACTTTATATTTTATCCTACAAATATAAGGATATTTTTATCGTACATTTGAGAGGTAAAACCCTGTGTATGATTAAAACAATTTCGGTAAAAAAGAAAAGAAGGAAGAAAAAAATATACCAATTAAATGAAAGGCAAGAAGATTTTCTTAAAGACTGGAAAGTTGTAAGATACTACATACAGAAAAAATACGAAATCACTTTAGGGGAGTTAGAGATACTACTTCATCTGTATAGTTGTGGTCCTTTTACTAGAGACTATTTTTTTCAATATGCAAATTTATCTGACTGGGATAAGGGTAAGTTAAAGAAAATGATGGATCGTGGCTTTATATATATCTACAGGAAAAAGCAAGGAAGGGAGTCTAAGCTATATGATCTAACACACCAGGCTAAATACATATGTAACCTGACTTATAAGAAGCTTACTAAAAAAGAACCTATATCTGAAAACCCTAGGTCTAATCCTATGTTCTCGAAAGATGCGTCCTTCACAGATAAAATATATAAAAGGATTATAGAGAAGATGAATAGGAAGCTTAATGATCCTCAAGATAACGATCAATAGCTTCTTTTATAAGGCTGTAGTCTCTAATAGAAGTCATTTCTTTTAATGCCCTCACCTTGATCGAATCTCCGTTGCTTGTTAAAAGTTCTATGTTTTCTAGTAACACTCTTAATTTGAGTTCTTTTCTTGTTTCGTAATTAAATTCTTTCATAGTCTTTTTTAAATCATCGTCTAAAATTCTAGACACAGTACTTGGACTACATAGAATCTCCTTAGATATTGTCTTAACAGTAACGACTTTCATTCTCGATCTCAAAGATAACAAAGCCTTAAAAACATCATCCTTTGTAAATGAAGGGGATCGTTTTACGATGTGGGCAGCGATAGCAATCTTCTCTTCTACACGAATAATAATATCAGGATTAAACACCACACGCCTTGGTCTTCTACAAAACGGCTTTTGCCGTTCAAAATATTTTTTTTCCAGAGCGTGTTCTATTCTGGCTTTACTATATGTTCGTATGCTTTTTTTACTGTCTCGGCTACCGAGCCATCTAAATATACCAATGAAAAGATCCTTATCTATATCTGGATTTAAATACAATAAAACCTCTGCATAGTATTCCAGCTCATCAAACGACTGTATACGTTTAGATATAGTTTTTAAAGAATAGTGGTCAAATGGTTTGTCATAAAAAACGAAATCCAGTCCTCGGAAATCATGATCAGTTTCCAGGACCAGATCATCGTTTTCGAATTCAAATAGTAACATGAGAAACTAGAGCAGTATATCTATCTTGAATTCTGGTATAATTATATAGGTCTGTCCTTTAATTCTAACGCTAGAGCCAGCTGCCATATCATACAACACTTCGTCTCCTTCATTTAGTCCAACTACTTTGTCACCCACACTAACTACAGCAGCTCGCTTATGTCTAACGTCTTTATCTGTTAGTTCGGTTACTACCAAACCTAAACTGTCTTTTACTTCTTCTTCTACTCTTTTCAGTAGTACTTTGTCTCCTAACGCTTTCATGACTTGTCTTCTCTCTTGTTAGTTACTATACAGTTTGTCTGTAATACAATCTGTGCAACAGACATTGCGTTTGAGAATGCATTCTTAGTCACCTTAGCAGGATCAATTACTCCAGACTTATACATGTCAACGATTTCTCGTTTCTTGACATCGTATCCTATTTTAAATCCACGCTCTCCTATCTCTCTTACCTTTTCATCTACATCCACTAAATCCAATCCAGAGTTAGTCATTATTGTTTCAATAGGTGACAACAATGCGAAGCATATAGTTTCTATAGCAGCATCTAAGGTCTTAGTAAGTTTCTTACCTCTATACTCTGATAGTATATGTGAGCTCGCATGCAGAAGCGAAGACCCACCTCCTGGAACTACCCCTTCTTCAAGAGCAGCTCGTGTAGCACTTATAGCATCATCTACACGGTCTTTCTTTTCCTTTAACTCAACTTCTGTATACGCACCTACATATATAGTCGCTACACCGCCTGCTAATCGTGATAAACGATCTTTGTGGTGCCATATGTTAGGTTTATCTTCTTTGTTCTCTAGAATCGCTCTAACGGTCTCTGCTTGCTTCTTAACTTCATCTTTGGTAGAACCATTCAATGTAATGATAGTTTGTCCTGCAGATGAGGTTACCTTCTTCGCTGAACCCAGGTTATCTAGACTCATATTATTCCAATCCACACCAGTGTCATCAGAAACTACGACAGCCCCTGTCATTACGGCTAAGTCATTAAGTAACTCCAGGCGATTATTGCCCACTCCCTCAGGAGCCACCACATTAATGTCAAGAGCTCCTCGTAGCTTGTTGGTGTTTATGTTTGCCATTACAGCCTGATCAATATCGGCTACAATTAATATAGGTCGTTTTTTTGTGATAGATACTTCAAGGTAAAATTTAATATCATCCCACTTAGACACCTTCTTGTCTGATAACAATACAAATGGGTTCTCTAGTGTTGAGGTAGACTTTTCTTTGTCTGTTATTAAATACGGACTTATATATCCTCTCTTCATTCTTGTACCTTCCACCACCTTTACGTATGTATTGTTTGTGGGGGATGTCTCTACTGACACAGCACCATCTGATCCAACCTTGTTAAATGCGTCTGCTATAATAGATCCCAGCTCCTTGTCGTTGTTTGCTGATATCGATGCTACGTTAGCAAGATCTTTTTTTGTTACCTTCTTCTTGTTTTCGTCTATATAGTCGATTACCTTATTAGATAACATATCTAGATTGTCTCTGAATTCGCTAACATTCATCTTGTCGTCAGAACGCACTTTAGCGACTGCTAGTTCGATTAACTTCTGTCCGAGGACTACAGAGGTGGTTGTACCATCTCCTGCCTTGTCAGCGGTCTTAATAGATGCCTCACGAATAATCTCTGCTCCTATGTGCATAACAGGATGAGTTAGGTTGATGCTCTTAGCTACAGTAACACCATCTTTAGTGACGTGTGCCCTACCAAATTCGTTCTCTATGATTACTGTTTTTCCTGCTGCCCCTAAAGTTGTTTTCACAGCGTTTGCGAGAGTATTGATACCCTCAATTAATTTGTCTCCAGCTTCTGCACCGAAGTCAACATACTTCTCGATCATGATTTTATTTTATTTAATTTCTATCTTATCACCATCCCCCCACTATTCTCATCAGATCTCCAGTCTAATTCTATACTAAAAAGAGCAAGATGTAGAACAAAACCGTCTACCTCCTTACCACTTCTTAAGAACTCAAAACCTACCATCAATGATAAAGGTGGTTGGAATATTATTGTGATATCCATATGCCAAAGATACAAAGAATAGATATACGGAGACCCCTTGTATGTGG